TAAGTATGTACTTAATATGATTATTTCTGCTGTAGATTTGGACAAATTGGAAGATGATGATATCGAAGAGATAGGTAAAAAATTCGAAAGAGAAGAAGACGAAATGGGTGGTGAAGAAGAAATTCCTGCTAAAGAACCTGAAATGGGAGACGATGAGGTACCATCAGAGGAACCATCACCAGAAGAGGATTTAGGTGAAATGGATGGTTTAGATGCTTTAGAATCTTTCATAAATACACCAGTTGAAACAGATGAGATTGATTTATCTTCTTATGCTGACATTGATGAAACGTCACACATGGATGAAGAGAAAGAAATTGACTTGGATGAGATAAAAAATAGTATAAACCAAGCGGTTGGTGAAACCTTGAGTAAATATTTTAATTAATAATGGTCCTTATCTATGTCAATGAAATCGGTTCAGATTACAAAGGTCAAAAACAGTATGAATTTATTTTTAGTAAATCTACTGATCTTGATATAGAAGAGTGGTTTATTATACCAGCATCCGCATCACAAAATACCAAATCACCTGATATACAATATGTTGATTTGGTTGGTTTATTAAAAAACACAGACTTACAATTAGAATTAGTTCAAGACTCCGATTATTTCGGAGTTATTGATGCTGTAGATAATGTAATTGCTCTAGCATGGGAAAAATTTGATTTTGATAATGAATTCGATAGACTGACTTTTAGGTTTGGTGAGTCTGTAGAATCCGTAACAAAAAAATTAAAACAAAGAAATTACCATTTATTAAAAGAAGAAATTAAATTTAAAGAACAATGAAAAGAAATGAAATCGTAGAGAAATTGATAAAAGAAGGTTTCTCTGAAAAAACATTGGTTAAATTCACGGATAAACAATTGTCAGATTTATCTATGAGGATTTTAGGTGAGGCGGATGTTATGATATCTAACAAAGACCCTAAAAAACAAGAAAAGGTCTCAAAAGCAAAACTAATAGGTCAATCTATTGAGTTTTACGAAGAAAAGAATAAAGAAGAATATTGTGATAAGTGTGATTGTGTAAAATCAAAATGTAAATGTAAAAAATCTGAAGTCAAAGAATGGATGAATAAATTGGCTGAAGATAATTTTCATTCGTTTACATCTAAAAATGAAATAATGGAGTTAGTGAAGACCAAATTAAATGAGGTTGAGGTTGGCCCCAATGTTAAAAAGGGGTACAATGGTATTCCTGAGTTTATGAGTTACGACACAATCTCCAACATGGAGGTGGAAGAATCATCTCCAACGACTAAACCCGCCCCAACAAAACCAAAAGTAAATCCCGGTACTAAACCAAGTACACCTTGGTCACCTAAACCAGGTGAAAAGTCTAAACCAAAAGCATTAAAAGAGAAGAAGAATGCAAATAAATAAGAAGAATTTGTTATCTTTAATAGAAAATAATATTAAAGAAATGGCAATGGATTTTGACACCCCCGATAGACCTGACCAAGGTTTACAGGACAAATTATCACAAGGAGATACTCCGTTAAAAAAAGTTCCATTACCCACTACAGGTCAAGAACCAAATAACAATTTCCAAGAAGTATTAGCATCAGAAAGATATAAACAAGTTGTATCAAACTTAAGAAGATATCTTGGTGATAGAACACCCATACAAAGAGGAATGGAAGGTGTTATGCAACTTCAACAAATATTAATGAACGCACACAATAATGTAGTTGCAATTGAAAGAAATCATAGAGAAGAATTAGAACAATTAGCTGTCGAACTTGTAATGAAAGAAATGGGTATACCCGAAGGTGCAGTTGAATTTGATGCGAAAATAGTTGGGATGGGTGAAATAGATATGAGTGATTTTGGTCATGATGAAGAAAACGAAGAAAATTCAGAACAGGTTGATGTAGAAAATGAAATTGAGATTTTTAATGAATTGCAAAATTTAGATTTAGAAAAAGCAAAAAGAAGAATGATAAACGCCATCATTCAAGGTGCGTCTAAAAAGGGTCATTACATGTTTCATTTAGTTCCCGAAAGATTAGAACAAATTACAGGTAGCCCAAATATTTTAAACTTATATGGTACTTTAATGTCAATAAACGATATAACATATTGGCAAATTAGTGACCAAATGATTAAAAACTTGGGCGGTTCCTCTGCGGGGAAAGAAAGTGCCGAGGGTCCTGAGGAAGAAGGTGGTCCTGGAAAAGTTATTGCAAGAGGTATAAATTTCCCTGTTTTAGTACATGAATTGATTAAAGGAACAATAGAATTAATTGCTTTACAAGGTAAACCAGAGGGTGACTTTACCGATGTTGAAAGCTCAGAAGACACTTTGGAAAAAGAAATGTGGGATTTGAGATTAGGACCAGCAATTTGGGATAGAATTAGAAATCAATTTCCTGAAGATATTTTAACAGATGAAAATAAAGTAGAATTACAAAGTTACTTACTTGTTGAGATTTTTAAATTACCAGCTAAGAAGTTTTTAGTATTCATGAAAGAAGTTTTATCCGGTTCGGATAGAGGCAAAAGAATGATGAATGAATTAATGGATGGAATAAATAAAATGTTTAACGACCAAGAGTATGAAGATTCAGTTTCAATGTTTAGAGATGATTTAGATGATGCAACTGAAGAAACGGAAAATAGTGACATAGACAGTTATTTAAAATCAATCGGTATTAGTGGGTCGATTGGGTTTGATGACGACGATGAGGATGAAGATGATGGAGGTGAGTTAGTACCAAGAAGATAATAAAGGTGGTTTATCCACCTTTTTTCGTATTTATATGTATGAATTCAAGAATAGAACAATTAGCAGAATATGCAAAGATAATGAAAGACGCTCCTTATGCGTTGAAGACTTATCTACAGACATATGACAACACACAAAAAAAATATGTACCGTTACAACTTTTCCCCGACCAAATCCAATTGATTGAGGATTATGAGAAGTATAATGAGAATATCACAAGAAAATATAGACAGGCGGGTGTTACAACAGTAACTGCCGCTTGGATTTCAAAAAAACTACAAACCGCAAAACCCGATGAACCCGAAAGAGTTCTTTTAATTGCAAACAAACGAGACACCGCGGTGGAAATGGCTAACAAAGTTCGTAATTTTTTAGAACAATGGCCTGAGTGGATTAATGTGGGGTTTTCTCCTGATAAAAATTCTGAAAGTAGATTTAGATTAAATAATGGATGTGAGGTTAAAGCTGTTGCAACTTCTGCGGACGCCTTACGTGGTTATACACCAACAATTCTTGTATTTGACGAGGCTGCATATATTGAAGCTGGCGAGGATTTTTGGGCAGCATCTATGGCGTCGTTATCTACAGGTGGTAAAATTATTCTTATTTCAACACCCAATGGTTATGACCCAATTTATTATGGTGTTTATGACCAAGCGATTCGTGGTGTTAATGATTTTCACATTACAGATTTAAGATGGTTTAAAGACCCTCGTTACACAAAAGATTTGCGTTGGGTTAAGTGTAATGATATTTGTCATTACATGTTAAACAGAGAACAATACGATGACAATGAAGTGGTCTTGTATGATTTTGATATCGAAAAATATCATGAATACGAAGAACTTGGATATAAACCTTTTTCATCTTGGTTTGAATCAATGTCAAAGAAATTCAAGTATGATAGAAGAAAGATTGCACAGGAATTAGAATGTGACTTTTTAGGTTCAGGTGATGGTGTTATACCTGGCGACGTTCAAGAATCGATTGCAAAAAATATGATTAGAGTTCCAAAAGAAAAGTACATGCAAGGTACGTTTTGGCAATGGAAAGAACCACAACAAGGACACCGTTATATTATGGGTGTTGATGTTAGTAGGGGAGATAGTGAGGATTTTTCGGCTATTAATATTGTTGATTTTGATGAGAGGGAACAAGTGGCGGAATACATTGGTAAAATACCACCAGATGACTTGGCTGCAATTGCGTACAAATGGGGTGTCTTATATGATGCATTTATTGTAATTGATATTACCGGTGGTATGGGTATTGCAACATCAAGAAAACTACAAGAAATGAATTATAAAAATTTATTTGTTGATGGTATCAATACACAGAATATATGGGAATATAATAAAAAGGCCATGGAAAAAATACCCGGTCTAAATTTCAATAATAAAAGAACACAGATTGTGGCGGCTTTTGAAGAACAATTAAGAAAGGGGTTTCAGGTTAGGTCTAATAGATTATTAAATGAACTGAACACCTTTGTTTATATAAACGGGAGACCCGACCACATGAAAGGTGCTCACGACGATGCTATCATGAGTTTATCCATGGCACTATACGCGGGAGATATATGTTTCAATCAATTACAAAGAAATGAAACAAAAAACAAGGCAATGTTAGAATCTTGGGTAATGTCTGAAAGAACATACGAACCAAATAAGACATTTTATTCATATGGTACGTCCTTAGACCCAATTGGTTCTATACAAACCGACCCTTCCTTTTATCATCAAAATAATCCTATGGACGCATCTAAAACAAGTTATACAGAATATTCGTGGTTATTTGGTAAAAAGAAAAACATTTCCTAATTAAAAATTAAAGTTTATATTATAATCAAAACTATTTATATACATGGCAGATAATAATCTTACAGTTTTTCAAAAGTTAACAAGGGTATTTGGGTTTCAGGGTAAAACTCCGACTCAAAATACACCATCATTTAACTTTTCAAAAGATGAACTTTTAAAAACTGATAGTAGAGAAGAATACGAAAAGGCTCTTTTACAAGCACAACAATCACAATACATCGCAGATAAATGGACAAAACTTGATCAGTCTCTTTATAATCAATCGGTTTATTATGAACCAAATAGATTAGCTGCGTATTATGATTATGAATCTATGGAGTTTACACCTGAGATTTCGGCAGCGTTAGACATATACGCAGAAGAATCCACAACATTATCCGAAAAAGGTGAAATCTTAACAATTTATTCTGAATCCGATAGAGTAAAAGAAATATTAGAAGACTTATTTAAAGAAAAGTTAGACATTAACACTAACCTACAAATGTGGGCTAGAGGTTTATGTAAATACGGAGATGATTTTGTTTATTTAAAAGTTCATCCTGAAAAAGGAATTATAGGATGTCAACAATTACCAAATATTGAAATAGAAAGAATTGAAGGTGCAGCAACTAAAACACCAGGTAACGAAAGAGATATAAAAGTACCTACAAAAGAATTGAGATTTCAATGGAAGAATAAGGAAATGGAATTCCAATCATGGGAAATTGCTCATTTTAGATTATTGGGTGACGATAGAAAGTTACCATATGGTACTTCTATGTTAGATAAAATTAGAAGAATTTGGAAACAATTACTTTTAGCAGAAGATGCTATGTTAATTTATAGAACTTCAAGAGCACCAGAGAGACGTGTGTTTAAAGTATTTGTTGGAAACATGGACGATAAGGACATTGAATCTTACGTACAACGTGTTGCAAATAAATTTAAAAGAGACCAAATTTCTGACCCGAGAAATGGTCAGGTTGATATGAGGTTTAATCAGATGGCGGTTGATCAGGATTATTTTATACCTGTTCGTGACCCATCTCAAACAAACCCAATTGAGACATTACCGGGTGCACAAAATTTAGGTGAAATTGCTGATATTGAATATATTCAGAAAAAAATGTTAGCAGCCCTAAGAATCCCAAAAGCATTTTTAGGTTTTGAAGAAGTTGTTGGTGAAGGTAAGACACTCGCATTGATGGATATTCGTTTTGCAAGGACTATTAATAGAATACAAAAATCATTAATTCAAGAATTAAATAAAATTGCACTAGTTCATTTATATCTTTTAGGTTTAGAGGATGAATTAGGTAATTTTTCACTATCACTAACTAATCCATCCGCACAATCTGATTTATTAAGAATTGAACAATGGAAAGAAAAGGTGACTCTATATAAAGATGCAACATCTGACCAATCACAAGTGGGTATCCTACCGGTTTCACATACTTGGGCAAAAAAGAATATTCTTGGTATGAGTGATAGTGAAGTTATTTTAGATTTACAACAGCAACGTCTTGAAAGGGCAATGGGCTTTGAATTACAAAATACACAAAATATTATTAAACGTTCGGGGGTATTTGATGACGTTGATGCAAAATATGGTATACCTGAAGAAGAGAGAAAAGCCGCCGAAGAAAGTGGTCAGATGGGTGGAGAAGCACCGGGCGGAGAAATGGGTGGTTCACCTCCACCACCGGCTGAAGCGGGCGGTACTGAACCTTTAAGTGAATCTAGAAAAACAAAAATTTTAAGTATGTTGGGGGAAGAGAAATTAAGTTTTGATGACTTATTTGATATGGATAAGGCTCAACAGAATATTTATGAAATAGAAAATAAAATAAAAGACATTTTAAACGACTAAAAATGAACAGTTTTGGAAAAATAAAGACAAAAATATTGGGTAAATTAACAGAGTCATATTCATCTAAAGATAAAACTGAGATGAAAAAAATTCTTAAGACAATTAAAGAAAATAAAGACTTTAGAGAAATGTACCTGTTCTATGAGGAAATCGAAAACAAATATTTCGAAGATAAGGATGTTGCAAAGTTATTTGTTGAGGAATTGTCATCTGTTTTGAAAAATAAAACAAAAAATATAGTAGAATTTTGTAAGTCTTTGAATGAAACTCTTAAAGATATTAACACACAAGATAATGAAATATATTCCATTTTGGATCAATTATCTGAAGAAGATACTCTAAACAATTTAGATAAGAAAGTTATTTCCAAAAAGAAGTTGTATGAACATTTAATAACCAAAAAGGAAATAAAGGAGTCTGAAAAAACAGTTCACACTCCTAATGAAAGTTTTCTTAATGCAGTATTAGTTAACAATTTTAATGTTTTGTTTAATAACAATTTAAATGAAGAACAAAAAGAAACATTAAAAGGTATATTATCGATGTCCTCAGATGAATTAGATTTAAAAACTAAAGAATTAAAAGAATCATTGGTTTCTAAAATAGATACCTTATTAAACGAATCCACGGACACTGAAATGAAATCTAAATTGATTAACGTTAAGGATGAGGTAACTAGTAAGGAATCTTCGAGAATTAACTACTTTAGATTAATAGAATTAAAAAATGGTCTTGATTAATCAAGACCGTTTTTAATTTTTTGAATATAACACGCCTTAGAAATTTCTAATCTTTTCTTCACTGACGGTTTAACAAAGGATTGTCTTTCTCTTAATTGTTGAACTTGTTTTGTTCTCTGAACTTTTCCCTTATAAACTTTTAACGCGGTTTCAATATTCTTTTCAACTTTTACTATTAACATAATATATAAGTATATTAAAAATATAGTGAAAATATTTTTTATTTTAAAATATTTTGTTTATTTTTTCATTACACCATAAAATAAGTAATATGAAATAATAATGAAGACTGGTAAGTATATCCCATTAGGGGAATACAATAATGTAAAAATTGGTTATGGAACCGTAGATTTTAAAAATTTAAAAACAATTTATTTAAAATTAAATTCTTGGGTACAACCTATAAATGTTGATGATAATTTTGATCAATCAATAAACAAGACAAGAAGGACAATCAAAGAAATTGTATATAGTTTAAATAACGAAAATTTTAAACCTCAATCTATTGTTGATTTAGATATTAAAACAAAAGGTATAAAATTGGAAAAACGTTCTTTTATGAATTTAGAGGTAACTTTATTTGTTGAAAAACAATTTGATGTGAAATCTAAGTTTACACGTCAGATGATTCGAGAACTAATTGAAAAACTTGTAAATTATGGTTTGACGGACAAAAACCTGTTTAACTTTAATAAAAACAAAAAATAACTTATATATCGATGTATTTATATAGTATAATTACTATAGTAAATGAAGATATTAGGACCAAACGAAACCGGTAAGGGAATATTAATTGAATATGACGCCGGTCATGTATCTCCCGAAGACAATAAAAAAATAATTTCTGAAATGAAGAATATGGACTTCTCTGAAGACCTTATTCTTTATGCTGTTTTACAAAAGTTCGACACCCCAAATAAGAATGGTAGAATATATCCCGAATTACTACTTAAAAGGGAAAATGAAAAATACCAAACTTTAATTAAAAAAGGTGGTGCTCTAAATGAATTAAATCACCCTTCATCCTCACTTATCGATTTAGATAGGGTTTCACATTCAATACTTGAGACTTGGTGGGATGGTAAAATGTTAATGGGAAAGATTAAATTATTTACATCTCCGGGTTGGAAAAAAATGGGTATTGTTTCAACTAAAGGAGACCAAGCGGCTATGTTAATAATGAATGGAGCTACTTTAGGTATATCGTCAAGAGGTGTTGGTTCACTTAAAAATGTAAAGGGACAAAATATTGTACAGGAAGATTTTGAATTAGTGTGTTTTGATCTAGTATCATCTCCTTCAACTCCTGGTGCATATATATTTTCAGACCCATCTGAAAGAGACCAATATCAAGAAGGTGTGGAGGAAAAACCAATTGTGGATGATAGAATGAAAAAATTAATGGGAAATTTAGATAGATTTTTATCTAAATAAAAAGTTTTTTAGTGTTTTTAATAACACCACAACGATTTTTTTATAAAATCATAATATTTATAAGTTAATAAAACAAATCAAATGACTGAAAAATCAATTTTAGAACAAGCATTACTTCAGGTACAAACACTTGAAGAGGCGGTAAAGCAAAACGCAAAAGGTATACTTGCTTCTACAATGAAGGAAGAACTTAATGAATTGCTGAAAGAGTCAGAAGAAGAGGTTCAACAAGACGAAGAAGTGTCTGAGGGTGACGTTCCACCTGCAGATGACACTGAAATGTCTGAAGAATCTAAAGAAGAGGAAAATGATATGTCTGAACAACCTGAAGACGAAGCGGATGATGAAGAATCAGAGGCGGGAGAAGAAGGTGATGAAGAAAATATAGACAACCTCGATAATGAAGATCCAATGAAAGATATCGACACTATGGATTCTGAAGGTGACATGGATTCTGAAGATGAAATGTCAGGTTTTGAGGATGAAATGGGTATGGATGACGAAATGGCTTCTGATGATGTTATGGACATGACAGGTGCTTCAGATGATGAAGTATTAAAAGTGTTCAAAGCTATGAAACCAGAAGATGGTATCGTTGTTAAAAAAGATGGCGAAGAAGTATCATTGGATATGGATGGTGAAGAATACATCATTAAACTTGATGAAGAAGAGAGTGAAACTGAAATGGATGAAGAAGATAAGTCTATGGATGATGAAGCAATCTACGAAATTGAGTTGGATGAGGAAGACGAAGTTTCTGATGACGAACCTAAAAAGGTTGAGGCAAAAGAGGCGTCAAGAAGTTACGCTAACGACGTAAGAAAACCAGCTGACCAAGGTAAAAAATACAAGGCCGGACGTCACGAAAGTATAAACGAAGAAGTTGAAACATTGAAAAAACAAAATGCCGAATATAAAAAAGCATTAGTGTTATTCAAGGATAAACTTAATGAAGTTGCGGTTTTCAATGCAAACTTAGCATATGCTACTCGTCTATTCACTGAACATTCAACAACAAAACAAGAGAAATTGAATATTCTTAAGAGATTTGATTCAGTTTCAACAATGAATGAGTCTAAGACATTGTTCAGCACAATTAAGTCTGAGTTAGGTAATAAGAAACCTGTTACTGAAAGTGTAGTTGAAAAAATCTCTTCAACTCCTCAGAGTTCAAGTTCTCAAGAAGTATTGTCAGAAGCGAAAGCCTATGAAAATCCACAATTCAAGAGAATGAAAGATTTGATGGGTAAAATAAAATAATAATAAAAATTAAAAACCAAAAAAAAATAAAAATGGGAGCATTATTAGAATCAGGTATGGTTGGTAACATAGGTCTTAAGCACCTTCGTGTTATCAAAGAAGATACCATCAGAAAATGGGATGACTTAGGATTCCTTGACGGATTAGACGGTCACCAAAAAGATAACATCGCGCAATTGTATGAAAACCAAGCGTCTTATTTAATCAACGAAGCAGCAGTATCTGACGCTTCAGGTTCATTCGAGACAGTGGTATTCCCAATTATCCGTCGTGTTTTCTCTAAGTTGTTAGCAAACGACATCGTATCAGTACAGGCAATGAACTTACCAATCGGTAAATTGTTCTACTTTGTACCTAAAATTCAGGAAAGAAACAGTGGAGCACACTATGCGCCATTCGGATATCCTAACACAACCGATGCAGTAACTGCAGGTTATGGTTCAGAACCAAGAAGTCTTTATGATCGTTTCTACGAAGGTGGTGACGACGCGGATCAAGGTTTGTTTGATTATTCAAAAGGTAATTTTACATCTGTATCATTAACAGGTACGTCACTTCATTCATTTAGTGCGGGCGCAGAGGGAAGTGCTGTTGTATATGCAACAGGTGACACTTTATCAAGTGTAGTATTAAAGGTAACCGGTTTCACAAAAACTGGTCAAGGTAAATTAGTAGGTGCAATGGGTAATGAAATGGATACTGAAGAGTTCTTAGCTTCATTACAAGTTTCTTCAGCACAAGTTCAGTCTGGTGCATCTTTACCATTTAACATCGTAACTCAAAAATACGGTAAAGGTATTGTTGAGTATGGTCAAAAAGGTGGTTCAGGTCTAAGTAGATTTGACGACATTTGTGACGAAGAAGGTGCAATCTATTTAAATGTGGATTTACAAACTTACAGTTCAACTGCAGGTTTCTCTGATCACACAGTTGCAGGTTCAACTTTGATTGGTGCAGATTTCGTAATTTCTTACCGTCAATACGAAACACTTGAATTCGAAGAAGAAATCGGTGAAGTATCTTTCGACTTATCTTCTGTAACAGTTTCTGTTACTGAAAGAAAGTTAAGAGCTAGCTGGTCTCCTGAATTGGCTCAAGACGTGAGTGCATTCCACAACATCGATGCTGAAGCTGAGTTAACTGCATTGTTATCTGAGCAAATTGCTGCTGAGGTTGACCGTGAAATCTTACGTGATTTACGTAAGGGTGCGGCTTGGAAAGCTAAGTGGGATTATAATGAGTGGAAATACGGTGGTACCAGTGGTGCTACATTAGTAGGTTACACTCAAAAAGACTGGAACCAAACATTAATCACTAAGATTAATCAAGTTTCGGCTCAAATCCATAAGACTACTTTGAGAGGTGGTGCTAACTGGATTGTTGTATCTTCAGAAGTTTCTGCAGTATTCGATGATTTAGAATATTTCCACGTATCAAATGCGGGTCCTGAGCAAGATCAATACAACATGGGTATTGAGAAAATCGGTACATTAGCTGGTCGTTATCAAGTGTATCGTGATCCTTACTTCCCAGCTGGTAAAGTGTTGATTGGTCACAAAGGTAAATCAT